GTAAGTGTATTCGGTATTGACGTATTACTTATGCGTACTTTATCAGCATAAGAACCGACGCGACACTAATGAAAGCGGTGACCGTGCAACACCGCAGCCACTAGTGGTAGGCTGCTAGCACAAGAGCTCTGTTGATCTGGCCTACTGGCGCAACAACACCATTCATTCTGAAATCTGGCCTCAAAGCCGCATACACATCAGCTAAAGAAGCTACTAATAATAGATACGCAACAATTTCATTCCTTTCAGTCGGTGGAAAAATTGGCGGATTAATAGGCTGCATATTCATCTGCTGAAAAATGACAGCGCGTAATGCGTGCCAAGTGGGAGAAACATACGCATAACATCTTGTGAGCGTTGGAGCCAATTCCGGAACCGTGTCTAGCGATCTATCCAAAGACGTATACCATAACACTTCAAACTGTAAAATTGATCTGCGTGCCCCAGGATTTCCAACATTCACTGGTGCAATGGTATTCCATGCGACGACATCTCCAGCCGCAACATTTACTCCATCAACGGTGACAAAAGTCCCTGGAGCCCCTGGAGCGCTTTCAAGTGACGCACCTTGAGGATCACAAAATATACGCAATGGTCTCCAAACAAAATAGATCATGACTGCGTCCCCCCTCCTTGGGGCTAGCAGCGCATTGACCTGTCCCGCAGCGCCTGCATCCATACACACTTCAGCAATATTTGAATTAATGTACCCACCACGTGTTCGACCTTGCGGTACGTAATATCTGCCAGATTGTTGCACCTCAACTGCTCCTGCATAAGGTCCCGTCTGTACTTTGCTTGGTCCGAATGTTTGCATTTGACCCGTTATTCTAACGATGTCATTCATGGCCTGAACATTATATGGAATTTCAGTCGTTGCAAGAGCTCCCACAGTTGCCAACGCCTGATCATAATCTGGTGAAATATTCCCAATTTGGACGTTCAATGCCGCTAAAACCATATCAGTACACATAAAAAACATTTCATTTCGTTCTGCTTGGGTTTGTGGCCTCATCGATACCGAATGATTCGTTAAACCATTGTACCTATTAATTGCAATCCCTAACGTCTCCATCACTCCTGGATCCAAGCTAACTCTCGCATCTGTCACTGTGACGCATGCCCGTACAACGGACAAGGCTCTTGCTGCTATCGCGTCCATCCTAACCGAATTTTAAC